TCAGTGAGCGTCCGCGTGTGCTGCTTGTCCAATCAGCACGCGCGAAGGGATCGAGTGACACCAAAGAAGGTGAGGTGTTGCGCACTCCTATTCTTGTTGAAGGATGCTTCCGAGAACTGTTTGAGGACGCCCTGCATAAGTTCATGCATAGTCGCGGACATCATTATGTCGCAAGTGGCATGGATTTGCGCAAGAGGGCGAGAAAGATCAAGGCTATGGTCGACCCTGGTGACGTCGTCCTCAGCTGTGATTGGTCTTCATTCGATGGCAGTCTCGGATGGCTTGGAGTCTGGGAACGTGCAGAGTTCCTCAGGGCCATGAACCAACTGTTCCCAGGGCAGACTAAAATGCTCAGGACTGTGCTTCGTAGTCAGGATTTTAACGTGGTTGAGGCAGGGCCCTTCCGCGGAAAACTTTTTGGCAACCGAGGCTCTGGAACAGCAGGCACCTCCACAGGCAACAAGATGGTTGTGTTGGCAGCTCTCTTTTACGCGCTCGGTCCGGCCATGCGTGGGCGCAACGCGGTCAAGCTTTTCTGCGATGGTGACGACACACTGATTATAGTGCCTCGACAACATTACCTGAAGCCTGACGGCACTCCATGGTACAACTCTTGGAAAAGACGTCTCGACGAGTTAGGTCTTGAGACGAAGATCGAACAGCTCATCATCGATGACGACAGGAACCCTGCTGTTGAGCAGGTGCGTTTCTGTAGGGCTTCGGTGATAGATACTGTCAACGGTCCTTTGCTTTGCAAGGTGCCACAGGATGCTATCAAAGTTGTTACGAATATCAGGCGACATTTTCGAGGACCATACTTGCAGAATTACTTGAAAACACTGTCGGTGGGACTCCGTGGCTGCTATGCCGGGGTCCCTGTCTTGGGCGAGTTGTGGAAGCTCTACGATTTGGACGCGGCTGTTGATAATGGGCTGCTAGAATCGTCGGGCATTGAGTACATGATGTCGCGCACTAAGGCAGGTGTTAGCGAAGACATCACCGACGCCGCACGCTGGTCTTTTTACCGCACTTTTGGACTATTACCCTCTCAGCAACGCCGTTGCGAACAGCTGTTAGGAGACGTGTCCCGCTTCACCCGGACACACTTACAAAACTACCGCGCATAAATACCTCGCTTTTGCGGGGGGGGCCGAGCGGTAGACCTTCCTACATACGAG